ATATTGTTCAGTATACGGTAATGGCAATTTTGCCCGTGATTATCGTTCTTTATGTCAATCACTACTACATTCCAGAAATTGATGAAGAAAAAGGCTCCATCGTTATTTTAGCAGAAATGTTTGGACAATTGTTCTTTATTCTGTTTTCATTTTATTTTATCAACCGGGTCATCAATTATTTCCCAACGTATAGTGGATTGAAATATGGCGATTTTAGCGTTGTTCAAATTATTCTCATACTCTTGTTTATTTTCATTTCCATGTCAAAGCACAAGCTAGGCGCAAAAACCCTCATTCTTATCGAAAGGTTTGAAGAAATGGTGGAAGGAAATTCCAGTCTGAAAAAGAAGGATGAGCAAAAAGGAGGGCAAGTTCGAGTGACTCAGCCGTTATCCGGACAAGCCTCATACGCACTCAACGGTCCACCTCCTCCACCTCAACTTTCGGCACAACGGTCGCCCGATTTCAACTCCATGTATCAAGTTCAGCCGAATCATCTGATTGGAGCGTCAACGCCCGGCATGCCACCAGGCATGGTTGCTGAATTTGAACCTGCTGCTGCAAATGAACATCTCGGTGGAAGCTTCTTTTAGGGGAACCAGGGGAACTACGTTCCCCTCTGACCCCTTGATTATAATCAGTTTTGGCTTAAAAACAAAACTATAAAAAATACAAGGCAACAACTTGCTTATTGAGAATGGCATCTTCAGTTACAGGTTTAAATTTGAACGCATGGGTAAACGCTTTTCAAAAGGCGGTTTTACAAGCATACAAGATGATTGGACCGCAACGAATTCGAAATATTGAAAATGAAATGTGTAACATGGAACGAGATTTTGTTATAAACACAGATTCAGATATAGACGCATACAATGTTCGAGTTGAAAAGCTTACGAATCAAATTTCAAGAATAAATGCATGTTTTTCCACATTTGATGAGAGTGGTGAATGTGGAATTTGCGCTCTATTTCATGGTCATTATGTGGCCGATGATTTAGTTACATTATTTAATAATGCGAATTATCCGATGAATTTATATTATGAAACAAGTAACAATAATAATAATAATAATGGTGAGTTAAAATTAAATGTAAAAAGGGAAGGATTTGATGTTGTTTACGACAACTGTCTATTGAATAATCATTTGTTTAGCACAATTGAAAACGAACACATTAAAAATGAATTTGCATGCATGAGAGCCATGATAATCGTGGAATTTGTAAAAAATAATATGTGAAAAATATTAAAAATATGTGAAAAATAATATAATTAAAATATTTTGACAATATATATAAATATTTTAATTATTTAAATGCACGGTGCCATGAATCATCTTTTTCATTCCATTTTGTTCGGGATTTTATTATATTTTGTCATGGTTTTCATACTTAAACAACCGTATGAAGTTGCGCAAGATAGGAGCATGTTACTTGCTGCACTTTCTCTAGCGTATATGATTTTATTCGGGCATTCACTCCCGACCCGTGTAAATAAAAATATATTTTAACCAGTTATTTTTAATTTTTATTAAAATTATTAATTATATAAACAGTCTCATTTATATAATTAATTTTAATTCTAATTATAATATAACAACAAGTCATGTCGTCATTTTACGTAAAAATAGAAGATGTTTACTACTATTTATTGTATACATTTTACGTGTTGTATATCCTAGTTATTTTGAATTTAAGCTACTTTAATTCCGTGACAAGATATTTGCCAGCAATTCAATCCGCTTTGAAATATTTTGTTATTCTATTTTTAATTATCCGTTTCAACCCTTATTCAAATGCTAAAATAACAGAATTTGATAAAAAAATAATCTTCTCGTCATCTTTCTTTTTGCTTTCAACAACCACAGCAACCGATTTGCTTTTAACATATTTCAATAATAACCTTGCTAGAAAGGTGGGAGTAAATATTAAATTATAAGTTGTAACGTTGGAGAGATATGGCACACGGTTTCAGTCTCTGCATTAATTACATTCATATCATTCGTTTAACAAACCATTTTAAAATATATATACATTTCATAATAATAACATGTTTAACGAAAATTGGTATTCAGAAAATCAATTGCAGAACTTGACAGCTCTTGTTGACAAAGTAAAACATTTAGAAGGAGACCTCATAGAAATTGGGTGTTGGGAAGGGAAGTCTGCCGTGTCTATAACAAATAAATGTTTTCCAGATGTTTTGATTTGCAATGACACTTGGTTAGGAAATATTCAAGAAAGCATTGTCACCAGACGTGAACACATCAGCGAAACGATTGCCAAAACAAGAGATGTTTACAGTATTTTCATTTACAACATGGACACAATGACAAAACGAAATTATCAAGTAGTGAAAAAAGATTGCATTGAATGGTTGAAGAGTTATGATGGTCGCATTAAATTCATACACATCGATGCTTCCCATGAATACGAAAGTGTGGTTGAAACAATAAAACTGGCATTGCCAAAAATGGTAGAAGGAGGAATCATGTGTGGAGATGATTTTGAAAGTGCAAATATCAATAGACACGACCTACATGGTGGTGTCGAACGAGCAGTTAGAGAAACGTTGCCAGGCTTCAATTCCATTTCAAATTTATGGTATTACAGATGCAAATAACTTTAAAGTAATTTTAATTTTATTTTTTTCAATGGATTTATTATTATATGAATATAATAATATATACGCATCATATCATATTATGCAAATATATATCAATCAACAACTATTTACAGTTATAAATGCATTTTTATTACTATTCATATTTATAGCGGGCGGGTTCAATAAAATTGCAAATTTTAAAGATACTGCAACTTATTTAGAAACAAAAATAAATGAGATTCAATTAAGTCCTATATTTATTACATCAATTATAGTTACAATTTTTTATTTTTATTTAAATATTTATATTCAAAGAAATAGCTTGAATTCATTCTTTTTATCAAGTATAGTCATTGCAGTAAGTGTTGCGATAATCGGAATTCCATTTTTAGTTTACTTCAAAAAGTATTTGAATCAAAATTGTAGTAAAGCGTTTATTTCGCTTATATATGATGCGGCCATTCTTGGAGTAATTGGATTATTGACGATTGGAAGTTTAGTAATTTTGTATTCATTGTATGCAAACAGTTATAAAGAATATGCATATGCTGCGACAATTGGATTGGCGGCATTTACCGCAATGACAATATTGATTTTTCATTTCCCGACGAATAAGTCTGAAGTGATTTCATTTACGAAGAATCTTTCCATTTTGGGAGGGTTAATGTTGTTATCTCAACGATTTGCATAAGATTTTTTACTTTATCATTTCTTTTTCATTATTTTTAATTTTGAATTAAAAATAATATCATTCTAAAAAATATTATAAATTTTTATAGTGAATTAATTAATAATTAAGTGGAATAGTTTGTCGCATCTTGTTGAAGGCTACCATAATTTGAAGGGCTCAGTGCTACCTGTGAACCTCCGCGATGACCTCTGCGACGACTGTGGTGTTTACGCGACCCCTTGCGCCCCTTGCGACCCTTGTGTGATTTGCGATGCCTATATGTTTTTTTCATCACTGCATTGCTTGAAGAAGAAGAAGAGCTACCCTTCTTATAAGTAAGTTTTGCTTTTTTCATTGCTGCTCCTAAACGATTCGGAGTATTTTTAGGAATTGTTTTTAGCGCCGCTTGGACGCTTTTCATCCATTCTGTCATTACCATTTTATCTTTTATATATACTCAAAATATAATAAAAATATAAAATTAAATTATTTTATATTTTTTATTAATTATTTATTATTTATTTTAACATTTTCTTAAATTAATTTGACTAAATTGAATTTATCCAAATGTGTTTTCTTCTGAACAACATATATACATGAATCCATCCTCGTCCTTATGTGACTCATACATTGAAGAAATCACTTTTGTCACTGGAATCAAATGATTATCAATGAAAATAAATAACGCAGTTGCCGGATTCATTTTCATCCGCATTCGAATGGAAATCATTAGCTGTCCAATGGTAAATCCGTCTGGTATAACAAATTTCGGTTTATCTATTACTTTGTTCATGCTCGATGAATCAATATAAATGGGAACCGAAGTTGGATATTTGGTTAAAATATTCTTAGACTGTTGCTTTCTTTCTTCTAAAGGAACACGTTCTTTAAATTCTTTTGTCATTGATGCTGATGATTTGGAAGATTTTGACCTTGAAAACATATAGTGTGAAGGTGGGGCTTTTACTGTGTATATGTGTATATAATATATATAAATATTACTAAATCTTTAATATTATTTTAATTATTATATAATAGAATATTAATTAGTAAATCATATTATACACTAATTAATATATTCAATATATAATAAACAATAAGTAAATAAATATTACACTTGTGAAATGGACTCGAATTTGGACTTGGACATACGAAATTATAATTTAGAAGACATTACAAATTTATTTAAAATACCGATTGTTTTTACAGAATCGGATTTGCGCACAGCAAAACTCATGGTGCTTCACACTCATCCAGATAAGTCGAAACTTCCAAAAGAAGTCTTTCTTTTTTTTACAAGCGCTTACAAAATATTGTATCAGATATTCACGTTTCGAACAGGTAAAAATAGAAATAAAAAGGAAAGTTATAGCGACCTCGTCGCCGAAGAAACGATTGACCCGAATGAAGATTCAATGAAGTTGTGCGTGGACAAGGTCAAACAGCTTAGCTCGACCGAGTTCAACAAGCTCTTCAATGAACATTATGAAAAATGCAAAATACAAATGGAAGAGGAAGAAGGGTATGAAGACTGGTTTCGTTCTGATGATTCCAACAATGCAGATTCAGCAAGTTCGTTGTCCTCATGGGACCAGCGTGTATCAGAAATCGACAAACAAAAACAAGCGTTGCGAACAAATTTGTCGCTTGTTTCAAAAAATGAATTACAATGTGCCAATATTTTCGGAGGAGGCGAAAGTTATTATATGTTGGGTCAGGGCGCGCCAAAAGAACATTCAAGCGGACTGTTTAGCTCGCTGCAATATGAAGACTTGAAAAAGGCGCACACGGAAACAGTTGTACCCGTTACGCACGAAGATTTTGTAAACTCCAAAAAGTTCAATAATGTGAATGAGCTGCAGTCATTTCGAGATGTGCATTTGAAATCATACAACTATGACGAAGCTTTACACAAAAAAAAAACGGAAGCACATATTGCAGAAGAAGATAACACACACCGGGCATTCGCTTTAGCAAAACAAGACGAACTCGCTCAAGAAATGAATAAAAAGTTCAATGGTTCATTTTTAAAGTCATTAATGTAATGTAATGATGTGATGTGAATTTTATATTTTCAATATTTTTATTATATAACTATTATATAAATATCAACATAATAGTTATAACAATTTTATTGTCATATGTCACGTTCTTCTTCGGCAGATGTTCCACTAATCCCACGCTCACCGCCGCCATCATCGCGTTCAACAATGTCACTCCTCCCCCCGTCACCCCGACAAAATACAATTCAAGCGTTACGTGATGAAGCAGCAAACGAATACAAATGTCGCGGTTGTCTTTCTAGGTGTTTGCCGTGTGTTGATACACCAGAAAAACTTATACAAAAACGATTAACTGAAGAAAGCAATCGTGAATTTCAACTAGCACAGGCTATAAGGAATGACCCTGATAGAATTGAACGTGAAAGAATTTTATTAAATTTACAACAATTGAAAATACAATTACAAATCTTAAACCAAAATCCTCTTGATAATGAAGAACAAATAACTTTATTAAATGAAGAAATTAGACAATCTCGAGAAGAGTTAGAATTATTAAAAATTTCCATGGATCGTAAAAAATTACGAGATGAGCATCGCAATGCAGCTTCAGTAGAAGGAGCACTTAGAACTCTATCTGATATAGGTGGAATAGGTGGAACTATTATTAGTCGTAAAACGCGTAAATATAAAAAAAATAATAAAAAATGTAAAAGTAAAAACCGCCGAAGTAAATATCTAAAAAATATTAAAAGAAATCGCCGCACATATAAGCACAGAAACTAATAAATTACTTCATTTTATCCGTTTTTATTTTTTTGTAATCACTGTTAAAAGTACTGCCAATCCGCATGAAACTATCAATATTAAAAAGCAGATATTACATAAGATTTGTTTCCTTCTGTTTCTTCTCTCACGACTGAGTCGTCTTTCCATAATATCTAGCGCGTGTTGGTGAAGTTGAATTTGGCGTCTTTGCTCAGCTCCAGATCTATTTTCATTATTTTCATTGATTCCGGCATTGAGACTGCTGTCTTCATAAAGTATAACTCTCTCCACCTCTTTTGAACACATTAAACATTTGATTCCAACCGAACTTATTCGGGATGCGTGCACTGCATCTCTGACTTTTCGAACAATGTAATCATCGATGCATCCAATGTGAACTGTATACTTACAAGTGTTACAAAAATTACGTTGAAAATCTCCGCGTTCTTCTTCAATTCCTTCATAACATATTATACATATTTCTGCTCCTTCTTGTATTGGTTTGGGGTTGGTTGGTGTAGATTTTATTTTATTTTGTTTATTGTGTTTATTATTTTGGGCATGTATATTGTTTTTTGGCACGTTTGCCACATTTGCCACAACATCATTGTCATTGTCTAGTGGAGGTGCACTTGCAAATGTTGCAACAACATATGAACCAGCAAACAAGGGCATTACAACACCAACACCAACAGCTTCTACAGTTTCAGCATCATCATAATCTCCATCTATTGACATAAAAGATGTGGCTTCTGAATTGGAATTTACTGGACTTAATGATGCTTCGCCGCCATTGTAATCATATTCATCATCAGACGAAGTATGCGGAATGTTCGGAATCGGAATGTCATACCTTTTGCACAATTTTTGTTGTTTGAAATCGTGCATACGTGGGTGTATTTGAACAATCGCGTGGGCCATTATATCATGAATCGTTTGGCGTCTGGTTTACCTTACTTATGATAAAACTGTTTATATTATTTTATTTCAATTTATAATTTATTATGATATTTATTTTATTTTTTAAAATTGAAAAAATAAATATTAAAAACTAATTGTTTAGAATAAAGTAGTCGTCCGTCATCCCGTCATTATCCCATCGTCATCATGTTGATAAACGACCGGTACAAGTTGCAGAAACGCATAGGTTCAGGCACGTTTGGATTAGTATTCAGTGCAAAAAATGTAAATACGAATGAAACTGTTGCGATAAAGCTGGAGCCGACTGCTCAGGTAGATACGCTAACTCATGAAGCCGCCGTTTTAATGAAACTTTCAGGGATTCCAGGAATTCCTAATCTTCGGTACTATGGAGTGCCGGACCACAATCGATACATGGCAATTGACTTATTGGGAAAAAGTTTACAAACAGTTTCAAGTGATTACAAAAAGTCAGTTCCAATTGGAATTGTTGGAATGTACGCAAAACAAATGGTTCAAATTATTCAGGCTGTTCATGAAAGAGGGTTTGTACATCGAGATATCAAGCCTCCAAATTTTATGACTGGTGGTGGTATCAACAAAAATGAAAGTAACGAAACCGAAACTCATGATAAATTATTTTTGATTGATTTTGGAATGTCTCGAACATACATTGATGATAAAACAAATGCACACAGGTGTAATAAAATGCGTACGACCGGAATTATTGGAACGCCGCGTTATGTAAGCATCCATGTTCACGATGGATGCGAACCAAGTCGACGAGATGATTTGATTTCAATCATGTATGTTCTCATTTACTTGGTAAAAGGACGCCTTCCTTGGAAAGCAGCGGCATCTCCTGAACTGGTGGCACAAATTAAAAAAACAATTTCACCAGAGGACCTATTTTTCGAAATGCCACCGAGTTATTTGGAGATTTTCAAATACTTGTGCAGCATGTCATACGATGAAACACCCGACTATTCGTACATTATTGAGAATTTATAGTTGTTTAGATTTTCTATCAACTATTGTTTCTTTTTTATATTTGTGACATGTAAAATTAAATCAATGTGGGTTATGGTAAATCGAAATTGCAACTATCACGGCATTTCAGTGTAGCCTCGCAATGAATGATGGATTCAACAGTGACTCCTTATTATAAATCAAATATTCATCTTCATTCCCATACATCATACATCCACCTCCTAATTCTCGTAAAATTGCGTCAGATGCGCAGGTATCCCATTCCATAGTGGGAGCAATTCTTGGATAAATATCTGCCTTATTTTCGGCAATCCACAGCAGCTTGATTGAGCTCCCGACATTTTTTAGTTCGACTTCTCCTAATTTTTCGATATACTGAACAGTTTCATCATTCATATGGGACCGGCTTGCTAAAACGATTGTTTTCCTTTTTTGAAGACGACCGTCATACGAGTCGAAGCGCTCTATCATAACAGAATCATCTTCATTGTAATTTTTCTTCCACGCGCCACAGTCTTTTATGCTCCAGTATGTTATTCCGCTACACGGGATATTTACAAAACCGGCGACCGGAACACCGAAATGGATGAGTCCTATGTTTACAGTGAATTCGCCATTTTTATTAATGAATTCTTTTGTTCCGTCAAGCGGGTCAATCAGCCAAGCGTATTTATATTTTGAGCGCACAGTGTAGTCCGCATTTTTATTTTCTTCTGATATTATTGGGATGTCTGGGTAGAGAATTGTTAGTTGATTACAGATGTATTCATTTGCTTTTTTGTCGGCTTCTGTTAATGGGGACTTATCTTGTTTTATTTCAATTCCAAAATCGTCTCGGTGATAGATTTGAAGAATAATTTGGGATGCAATTTCAATAATACTTATTATTTTTCTTGAATTTAAAAATCGGAGATTCATTTTGTATATAATATATATAAAATGAATAAAAAAAATCTAATAAAAAATCGAATAAAAAACAAATACAAAATATTTCTAAAAATAAGCAGATAAAAAATAATAACCTACCTCTTTTCCATTTTTTTTAATGCGCGAAATTATATAAGCATCCTCCAAAAAGTGATATTTCGTGGATTGAAAAACTAAAAATGCGAATTTTGGGGATTGAAAAAAAACGGAAAATCTTTTTATTTTTTTGAAACTCTTTTTAAATTTTGAAATATGGACAAAAATAAATGTCCAATTTTCATTTTTAAAAAAAAGTTTTAAAAGTTTTTTTTTAGTTTTTTTGGGTTTTTATTTTTAATAATAAAATGTGTATTTATGAGCGTTTTGTATAACACCGAAATATTAGAAAAAGTGCCGCAGAGCATAAGGAAAAATGCGATTTTTCGAACATTTTTCCGATTTTTTCGATTTTGGACATTTTTAAAAAGTGAAAAAAAACGAGTAAATGGACCGAAAAAAACGAGCATCAGCGCTTTTTTTCATGTTTTTCAAAAAATGAAAGCATATGTGGTCAGATATTTTTATTTTCTAAAAACGCTCGTTTTTTTGCAATCCATTTTGGACCGTTTTGCGTCTGCGGGGCGATGCTCTCACGACATTTTGACTTTTTCAAATTCCGAGAGCATACAGGTAACAAATCCGCTCGTTTTTTTTGACCCCCTTTTCATCCGCTAGGTGTATGCAGTGAGTCCATTTTGCTTTTCCAAATTCCAAGAGCATACAGATAACAATTCCGCTCGTTTTTTTTGACCCCATTTTTGACCCCCCCTTACTTATGCAGCGGCAGCAATAATTGTCATTTTGCATCGCATGAGTATGCTTTGCATTTTCTCATTTTCTTAAAAATTAAATAATTTCAAAAATATTCCAAAGCATCCCCAAAAAAACGATATTTCGTGGATTGAAAAACTAAAAATGCGAATTTTGAGGATTGAAAAAAAAGAGAATTTTTTTTTATTTTTTTGAAACTCTTTTTAAATTTTGAAATATGGACAAAAATAAATGTCCAATTTTCATTTTTAAAAAAAAGTTTTAAAAGTTTTTATTTTTGTTTTTTTAGGTTTTTTATTTGAAGAAGTTAATGTATATTTATGAGCGTTTTGTATAACACTGATATATTAGAAAAAGTGCCGCAGAGCATAAGGAAAAATGCAATTTTTCGGACATTTTTCCGATTTTTTTCGATTTTGGACATTTTTAAAAAGTGAAAAAAAACGAGTAAATGGACCGAAAAAAACGAGCATCAGCGCTTTTTTTCATGTTTTTCAAAAAATGAAAGCATATGTGGTCAGATATTTTTATTTTCTAAAAACGCTCGTTTTTTTGCAATCCATTTTGGACCGTTTTGCGTCTGCGGGGCGATGCTCTCACGACATTTTGACTTTTTCAAATTCCGAGAGCATACAGGTAACAAATCCGCTCGTTTTTTTTGACCCCCTTTTCATCCGCTAGGTGTATGTAGTGAGCCCATTTTGCTTTTCCAAATTCCAAGAGCATACAGATAACAATTCCGCTCGTTTTTTTTGACCCCATTTTTGACCCCCCTTACTTATGCAGCGGCAGCAATAATTGTCATTTTGCGTCGCATGAGTATGCTTTGCATTTTCTCATTTTCTTGAAAATTAAATAATTTCAAAAATATTCCAAAGCATCCCCAAAAAAAAGATATTTCGTGGATTGAAAAACTAAAAATGCAAATTTGGAGGATGAATATAGATTATTTAATGTAAAATAAATAAATTAATCAATCCATTTAGAAATATTATATGGTTATTGTATACACGAAAGGATTCGAGTTGGATTCAAACACTTCACCCGATTAACTTTAACCCTATATTTATAACCCCATTATTAATCCGAATAACAAAAAAATGGCCATGCCAGATGAAGTCTGTAAATACAAGCAGTATACGTGTGAATGTTGCTGTTTTTCATGTATATTTGAGAGCGATTATAAGCGACATATTAGAACAAAGAAACATATGAAATTGAAATGTACTGTAGAGAAACCTGAAAAAAAAGTCTCGAAACATAATGAATGCGAATGTGGAAAAGTATTCAAAACACAGAATGGTTTAATGAAACATAAGCAACGTTTGTGCACTGGTAAAGATAATATAATCATAAATTTGATGAGAGATAATGCAGAAATGAAGGAACTAATGAAGGAGCAGCAGAAATTCATGAGAGAACAGCAGGAGCAATATCATAAACAATTAGTGGACATGATTCCGATGATGTGTGGTAGTACCAATTTAATTACAAATAATAATACGAACATTAAACAAAAATTCAACCTGAATGTCTTTTTGAATGAGCAATGTAAAGATGCAATAAACATTGGCGACTTTATAAAATCGTTGCAAATCACATTGGATGATTTAAATGTAACGAGAGAAAAAACGCTGGAAGATAGTGTCGGTAATATTTTTTTGAGAGGATTGAAAGAGTTGGACATTTACAAGCGTCCAATTCATTGTACTGACAACAAGCGAGACATCATGTATATCAAGGATGAAGAGAAGTGGGAAAAGGATGAAGGAAACTTGAAATTTAAAGACACAATTGATGCAATCACCAAAAAACAGATTACAACATTGAAACAGTGGAAGGATTCAGACCCAGAAGTTACAAAAACGAGTTCATCTAAGAATGATAATTTTTTAATTACATTTAATCACATATGCACGCCGATACCGGAGGTCGGTGAAAAGCGCATTATAAAAACGATAGGTAAGGAAGTTCATATTAACGATTAGCTTATTTTATATTTATACTTGTCTGAATATTTTTATTCATTGGTGTTTGACTTTTTACTAGAAATAGAAACAGCATAATGATATTTGATATATATAACATATAGTAATCCTATAAATATAAATATTGTTGGACCATAAATACCCCAAGCTTTATTGATAATTCCATATATTATTAACAGTATTTGCGCTACAAAATTTCCGATTAAATATGTCCAAGTAAAACTACTTGCATTTTTCGTTTTATTCATAGCTAAAATTATAGACATGAATGAAATCACATTTACAGTGAGAGAGATTGTTGCCAGAATTTCGTATTTTCCCATTATAAATATTGTAAATATTATAAATATTGTAAATATTATAAATATTTTATTTGAGTGCGTTTGATTTTAGATTTAAATAAAATAATATAGTAAATTATAAATAACTTTTTTTTTATTTTTTATTATATTATTATATTGATATATCATATAATAATAGTAAAATGTCAACAAATGATGATAAAAATGGTAAAAGAAATATTATTCCGCCGTATAAGAATAATAAACATGATAAATATAAATACTATGACCCGTTACTGTACCCTCCGGCGACCAGGTCATCCATTACGTATCCGCAACAACGCGCAACTGTTCCAGGATTTGCATCAAAGGTGATAAACCGAATAAATATTGAGGCGGAAGTGGATGATTTGGCGGATTTGATAAATATTGGCAAAAAGGTGGGGACAGAATTTAAATTGGAGCCGAACATCGAGTATAATATTGACCTGGCAATGATAAAGAATTTACTTCCGGAAATGGAGGATTTGAATAATATGATAGGTCAACAAGAATTTAAACGGCAGGTTGTTACATTAATTCTCTATTATAGCATGCGTTTAAATCGTAAAAATGATGATTTATTGCATACGGCGATATATGGCGAACCGGGCATCGGTAAAACTGAGTTTGCGCAAAAATTAGCGAATATTTATTTAAAATTGGGTGTTTTAAAGAATAATATTTTCAGAAGGGTTCGTCGAGGAGACTTGATTGCAGGTTATTTAGGGCAAACTTCGTTAAAAACGGCAGAGGTGTTAAAGTCTGTGCGAGGCGGAGTTCTTTTTATTGATGAGGCTTATTCGATTGGAAACAGCAGCGGGAAAGAGACGCAAGATTCGTACAGCAAGGAGTGTTTGGATTTGATTAATCAAAGTTTGACTGAAATGCGCGAAGATGACGACAAGTATTTTATTTTAATGATTGCAGGATACAAGGATGAATTGAAGCGCAATTTTTTTGGAATGAATGACGGGTTGCAGCGCCGGTTCAGCATTCATTTTACGATGCAGTCTTATGCTCCGCAAGAAATGGTGCAAATATTTATTAAAAAGTCGCTTGATGGTGGTTGGAATGTTGAAGAAGGTGCTATAACTGAAGAATTTATAAAAGAGAATTCTGCACATTTCAAGCATCACGGTGGTGATATGGAGTTGCTTTTTGTGAAATGTAAGATTGCGCATTCCAAAAATTTATTAGCAGGAACTAGCAAAATAAAAAGATGTATATCAAAGACGGATATGAAGGATGGAATTGAATTATTCATAAAAAATTCAAATTCGGCAGATGATAAATCGTTCATCAAAACCATGTACATTTAGGTAGTAGGGGAATGGAACCCATGGTGGCAAGCACGGCGCCCATATGACCCCTCCTTTGTTATTTGTTTATTTGTTTATTATTTTTAAGGAGCCTTGGTTATTTTCCATTATTTACTTCTTTTTTTGGTTTTATTTTTGCAATATTTTTTCTGTGTTTTTGTATTACATTTGGATTTATGGTAACTGGATTTTTTTTTATTTTTTGGTTTAGATTTTTTAGATTGAGATTGTTTTTTTTGTATATTACCTCCCTGAGTCCCCAAATATCCTTCTGTTCTCATTTTCAACCATCTATCTAATTCTTGATGTTTTTGTGTTCTTTGTTGCATTACTTGTTCCAGTTGTTGTTCTTGTGTTGTTGTTATCCTTTTAGCATCTTCATAAGCGACATCTGGATTCATTGACATATAAAGTAATGTTGACAAGATGTACTTATATGGAAATGATGCGTATAAATTGTCAATATTTCCATAATCAATGGATAAAAAAAATGGTTCTCCATTTGTATTCAATTGTAAGTTCAATATTTTTAAATATACTATTGACTTAAAACTAACTGGCATACTTCTACTAAAAACATTTTTGTCACGTACTTTATTTTGTGATCCTTCAACATTTCCATCTACTAAATATTGATTCGATAATATATTAAAATAACTAACAATTGGATTACCAGTAGGGTTGAATATGCATCCAAATCTTATAAAATAACTATATATGCGATGTTCTTGTAGAATCCCTTTATTTATTAAATAATTTGAAAAGTATGGAAATAATACACCTTCAATGTATTCATTTAATCCCCCACTAACCTTACCATCATATTCATATAAAGGGGTGCATTTTTTGTCATCGTTTACAAATAATAACGTTCTTGCAATTCCAGATCCATAAAAACAATCAATGACTGCATCAATTTCTGAACTTTCATCAAAATAAGACTGTAATTTATATTTATATAAATCAGCAGTAGTCGATAAATTTAATTGATTAAGAATAATTCTTCTTTGTTGACTATTTAATTCTTGTGAGGCGATTACTCCTTGTACTTCTAAATCCAATTTTTTCAATCTATTCGTTGCACCTTGACGAATTCCAAAATCACGAAGTTCGGTCTGAAAAACTTTTTTGAATCTACCTTTATTAAAATTAAAACTCATCTTATTATGATTCAACATACCTTCAATCATACCATCTAAATGTTCTGCATCGATTTCACTCAAATTTATTTTCTCTTTGCTTGATGCAACGATACGATCCATGTCAAATGGTTTACCATTTGTTAAATTACCTATTTTCAACCTAGGTGTACCATTTGATGAATTACCTATTTTCAACCTATCATTAAAGCTGGTACATTTTGTTGCATTATCTGCAAAACCCTCAACTTTTATTTCATTACAAAGACGCATCATTGCTGCAATTGAACGTTCACTAGCAAAAACTCTGTCAAGGGATAATTCCGAAATTTCGCCAGCAGAATTAAAATTATCCAAAAAAGATTGTTTTGACTCTTGTGTAGGACTATTAATGAACTTTAAAGTTAATAAATCTATATCACGAGCTGATCCTTGTGAAGAGTTTTGAAATATGTTTGCAATTTCCATAACTTGTTTGAGGGTAAGGTGGATATTGTCACGTCCAATGTTAAGATGGGGTACTTCTTTATATAACATATTTGCTTCATCTTGTGTTAATTCACGGTTATTAAGTGCGAGTGTTATTTTATTGAATATTGCAAATAAAACCTGAATATCAAAAGGATCCACCTCTTCATTAAAATTACGAATTGTGTTCATAATTTGGTCAAACTCGGAAACTTGCCTCTTTGCTGCTGCTGGTTGTTGTGGTACGGATGCCATTGGTGGTTCATATTCGCCGCTGCCATTACTACTACCGCTATCGTCGGAACTCAAAGGACGATTTTTTGAAAGTAAAGGTTCTTTAAGAAAATTCATGTATATATATTATTATATATTAACATTTTAATAAATAAATAAGTAATAATCATAAATTAATCATAAATTATTATTACTTAAAAATAACAAAATAAAGTTTATAAATAAATAAATATGGTTTTGGAACAACGACAAGAAGTGCAAGAGAAAGAATTTGCACTATGTTTAAATATGATTGTGAAGAATGAGTCTCACATCATAAAAGATAAGTTGACTAAACTCATTCAAAAAATTAAATTTGATTATTGGGTTATATCGGATACGGGCTCAACGGATAAAACAAAGGAAATAATTACCGATTTTTTTAAAGAAGTCGGAATTCCGGGTGAAATATATGAAGATGACTGGGTTGATTTTTCTCATAATCGTAATAGAGCGCTAGAATATGCATTCGGAAAAAGCAAATACTTGCTAGTATTTGACGCGGACGATGAAATATGCGGCGATTTTGTGTTGCCAGAATTAACAAGGGATTCTTATAGTTTGCAATTTGGAAGTTACACACGACCGCAAATTGTGAATAATCGTAAACGGTGGAAATATGTCGGCGTGTTGCATGAATACATTTGTTCTGCTGATTCTAGAATTGATGACGCAAATACTGAAATTATAAAAGGATCCTACCATGTTATATCTGGTAGAAGCGGAAATAGAAACCTTGACAGTAACAAGTATTTGAAAGATGCAATTATTTTAGAAAAGGCGTACAATGATGCAGTAATTGCAAAAGATAATATGCACATTAGATATGGTTTTTATTGCGCAAATAGTTATTACGATTGTGGAAAATATGAAAGTGCGATTTCATGGTATAAAAAGACACTTGAAAATGGCGGGTGGGCTCAGGAGAAATATGTGTCTTGTTTGAAACTTTACAACTGTTATAACAACCTGGATAATAAAGAAGCGGGATTTTTTTATCTTGTCAAGTCGGCAGAGTATGACAGAGAGAGGGCGGAATGTTATTATGAGCTTATAAAATATTATTCTGGCTCAGGGTTATATGATATTGCATATGGATACTATGGCGTGTTGCGGGATTTTTACAAAAACTCTTATTTGAATGACGGTTTGAATAATAAATTATTTGTAGATATGAGTATATCCGAATTTCATTTGCCTTACTACGTTGTCATTGTTTGTGAAAAAATGCGCGATTATGAGACAGGAATACACATGTATAGAATTCTTTTTACAAAGAAATGCAAAATATTTGACAAATGGCTCGTGGGCAACATGTTGTATAATTTACAATTTTTCACCGAACACGTTAAAGAGGAAGATAAAACGGCATTTTATTCCTTATTTCAAGAATATGTGGATTTTCTTGTTGCCAATAATTATCCGTTATCCGATGACAAAAATGAATTTATGAAGATTTATGAAAAATATGGCATAAAAAAAAGAGAAGCATCAATGACGGATGAGTGTTCAAGCAGAAAAAAAATATTGATTTATACTGGATTTATGGGTCACTTATGGAATGACACATACATTTCCAATAACGCCGCCGGAGGAGCTGAAAAGGCGGTTGCATATTTGGCTAGGAATTTTCCGAAAGAATATGAGATAATAATAAGCGGTGATGTTACAGACGAAGTGGTGGGAAATGTAAGGTATGTGAATCGTTTCAAGTTGCAAGCATTGTTAGATATTGAAAAAATTCACACAATTATTGTATCTCGGTATGTATCATTTTTTATATTATTTCCTCAGTTTAATTGTCATCAGCTGTACTTGTCTGCACATGATACCGGATTTTTGAATAACTTTAATGATGTTCCAGTAAATAGTATAATTGAAGAAAATAACAAATATATCAACGGAGTAATATGTTTAACGACATGGCATAAATTAAATGTGATTCAAAGCCACCCATGTTTAAAAGATAAAGTTTCTATAATTAATAATGGAATACTGGTTCCTCCATCTGTATCGTCAGATGGCATCAATCCTGATTCATCATTGACGCATAATAAAATAAAAAATAAATTTGTGTGGACGTCTTGCAGTAGTAGAGGATTGGATGTATTGTTAAAGTTGTGGGATAAAATACTTGAAGTTATGCCAGATGCGACGCTGGATATATCATCTTATGATGCATTTCCGAATCCAAACAGAAACAAAGACGAGGAAATTCAGAAACTTGCAAGTCATTATAGTGACAGTGTGAGACATTATGGAAAATTAAATACTTTACAGTTACATGATTTGATATCGAAAGCAGAGTATTGGTTATATACGTGTACATTTTATGAAACGAGTTGCATCACTGCACTTGAGATGTTGATGCACGAAGTTGTGTGTTTATATTATCCGCTGGCCGGCCTCAATGAAACGATTGGAAAATATGGAATTCAGGTAATTCCTGGCACCGAAATTGAAAGTATTGTGAATTTGAGCGAAGAGAGAAAAGCAGAAATGAGAATAAATGGAAAGAAATATGCAATGTCGTGTTCATGGGAAAATCGGGCAAAAGAGTGGGCTTGTGTGTTGGGGTTGAATAATAATCGACGCGTGTATCATTTACATAATAATTACACTATTCCGCAAAATCATATAAGTTATTTAAAAAAATTAAAATATAATTTTAAACCCAAAATAATTTATGATATTGGTGCAAATGTTTTAAATTGGACAAAAGAAGCAAAAAATATATGGAATGACGCAGAAATTATTGTTTTTGACGCTATAAAAAGTGCAGAGTTTTTATATAACGAACATAATTATAAATATCATATTGGAGTTTTAAGTGACGCTGATGACAAAATTGTAAAATTTTATGAAAATTCTGAACATCCTGCTGGAAACTCTTATTACAAAGAAGTTGGACATGAAAAATCAAATGAATTATATCCAGAAAATAAATTTACAGAACAATTGTCTACAACACTAGCCAGAGTTGTCAAAAATAATATTTTTTCACTTCCAGATTTGATAAAATTTGATGTTCAAGGGTGTGAGTTAGACATTATAAAAGGGTCAATTGACATTGTTAACCATGCGAGATATCTAATCGTTGAGCTTCAAACAATGGAATATAATAAAGGGGCGCCATTGGCTGATGAAACTATTAAATTTTTAGAGGATAATAATTGGGAACTTTTAACGAAAACACCCTTTTGTGATAATGGTCCAGATGGTGACTATTGTTTTAAAAATAACCGAACAATAAATAAACAAAAATGGGTTTTTTATACTGGTAATTATATTTATACACCAATCGTACAATATCTTGAAAATTTTGCATCAAATGAAATTGAGGTTGAAATATCCAATGATGTAAATTATATAAATAATATGAAACTTGATAAACTAATAATATTACTGACACCATTTGGAAGGGGATTGTTAGATAAAAATATACTAAACCAGTTCAATCACATAAGTATTTCATTTTTACAATTAGAACCACTAAATTTATATAGTAGGTTGAATGAAATTACAAATGAATTTAATTCTTATCCCGATTTAAAAAAATATTCCATTTATGATTATAGTAAATCCAACATAAAAATATTGAATAATAATGGTATTACCAAATGCAAACATTTGCCATATAAATGCACACCTTCTGAATTAAATTTATTAAGAAAATGCAATAGTGCTGTTAAAGAATATGATTTTGGATTTATATATGACTGGAAACTTCATAACAATGGTTTGAAATCATTACCAATAAAACCACCAAGAAGAAATAAAATAATGGAATTTTTAATTAATAATGGATTTACTGTTAACTTAATAGCTGGTTATGGCGAAGATAGAGATACGGAATTAGGAAAATGTAAAATAATTCTTAATCCACATGGTCAAATTAATGAAAATCCAACCCCTTCTCCATCTGAATGTTCTAATATTTTTGAACACATTCGTTGTGATAGATTATTAGAAGCCGGGTTTACTATTATGTCTGAAACAAGTTATGATTTGTGTCCAGAGTTTGTACAAAAATATCCCAACTTGAAATTAATTGAATATGAAGATTTCTTCAACTTAGATGTGATTAGAAATATATTAACTAAAAAATGGTATTGTTTTATTCATAGTTGTCATTTAAACGGTAAAGGACTAAACCGTCTCGACTATTTAATGACAAGTTTAAAAAAGAATGATTTATTCAGTAAATTTGAAACCATTTATATTAACAATATTGGTTTGCCAGTTGAAGAAAATAGGTATGGTACTATGGTTGACATTTGTAATTACTCAGATAATCCAATGCTGTGTGAAATTCCAACCATTAATAAAATACAACACTTCTCTCAAACAAATCCTAATTGTAATATTTTATACTTACATACAAAGGGCATTCGTTATGATGACAATAATCAAAAAATAAATGATTGGATAGATATGATGCTATATTTTTTAGTGGAAAAATATGAATTATGTATTAGTAAATTGGATAATGGCATCCAAACAGTTGGTTGTAATTATTTTGACGTAAAAAACTCACCCCATTTTTCTGGAAATTTTTGGTGGTCAAAATCTAGCTATATAAACACATTGCCTCTATTGATTGAATCTGAATTTGCATCTCGTAATGATGCTGAATTTTGGTTGTGTAAAAATAATCCGACCGTATATGAATTACATAACTCCAAAATTGACCAGTACTTTGAATTATATCCACCAACAATGTATCGCGATGATAAGCAAAAAATAGATGTATTTGCGTTGAAAATTTATATTATACATTATAAAAAATTAATAGATAGAAAGGTGTCTATCTTATCGCAGTTAACAAAATGCAATATAACGAACTATGAATTTATTGAAATAGATAGGGATGAACTTACTGAATATGACACTGATATTTTTCATATAAATTTTGGTACAGCCTTGACAGCCATATCATTATCTCATTTTTATGCATTCAAAGACATTGCTGCTAATCATAACAATGCATTAATTTTTGAAGACGATGTTATTTTATGTGAAGATTTTGTGAATAGATTATCTTTATATATGAATCAATTGCCAGACGATTATGATATATTGTTCATAGGCGATGGGTGCGCACAACATATTGAAAATAGTAAACTAGAACCTGGTAAATATATTTATGAGAAGTCGCTTTATCCTACAAATGGACCTTTGGGAAATATCAATGGAGCCGTCAGGTGTGCTGATAGTTACATACTTAGTAAAAAATGTGCATCATCTTTATGTAAATATATATACACCTCAAAAAATAAAATCAACATGTCGATAGATGCTTGGTTAGATGTAGCTGCTCGTGATAATATATTTCATGTATATTGGGCAGAACCTACGATAGTTACACAGGGGTCTCAAAACGGGTTATTTGAACGATCGTGGTATGAAAGCACCGACCAACCGAACATTGTATCGGTTATTGAAAACTTAACTTGTATAACATGCGATGAAATGTGCGAAATGTTTCAAAATAACGATACTTTAATAGGAAGTGACAATATAATATTTTGTTATGGTGTTGATAATAAACATATAGATATAACTAATATTGTGTTGTCAAAATGTATTACAAATAATAAAATTGTCATACCAGGTGGAGACGGATGGGATGGCAGACTTTTTATTTTTGGAGACCCGATGTTTGGTATTGTCAAATGTATATATATGATTGTGAACTTTAAATATTGTAAAATTACATATGATTATCATTTATGTGTTGATATATTTAATAAAAAATGCCATATTAGTAACTCAATTAATCCTTCCGCGTTGACTGTTTACAAACCACCATTCGAGAAAATGCGTCTGGGTAAAGATAATGATGGAGGATATGTTATTTGTGACATTCAAAATATTAGTTATGATTTATTATTAAGTTGTGGAATTTCAGATGATATTTCGTTTGAAGAATTTTTTTGCAATAAATACAACACAACTGCATGTTACGCGTTTGATGGAACTATTGAAAACATTAATATTATTAATAAAAATATATCATTTTTCAGACAGAATATAAATAATTACAATGATGATAAAAATACAAACCTACATTCGACCATTGAGATGTTTGACAATATATTTTTAAAAATGGACATTGAAGGTTATGAGATACCTTGGATAAAATCATTAGACGTAAAACACCTAAATAAGTTTTCGCAAATAGTTATAGAATTTCATTTCCCATTTTCGTATAAAGAAGTGCATGCATTCGATATTCTCAATGAATCTCATATATTAGTTCATTTTCATGCTAACAATTGTTGCGGGGTAAGAAATCACAAAGGAGTTTTTATACCAAATGTATTTGAATGCACATATGTACATAAAAGGCATTACCCACCACCGTATATATTAAATACAGATGTTATACCAGGTGTATTGGATATGAAAAACGTATTAAACAATAATGAAATTATTATAGACTATGAACCTTTTGTTTTCAACACCACGTGTATAAAAATATCAGCTGATGATATACCCAACAAAGAGTTTAATATATATATAAAAAATAACAAAATGATAGTCGATTGTTTTACATTTTACAACGAATTGGAAATGTTAACTTATCGGTTAAATATATTAGACAAAGTGGTTGATTATTTTGTATTAGTAGAATCAACCCACACACATGTTGGCAAAGAAAAACCATTGTTTTATAATGAAAATAAACATTTGTTTAAAAAATTTAATCATAAAATTATACACATAGTTGTTGACGATTTTCCACATAAGTATCCAAATATAAATATTGAAAAACAAGAACAATGGATAAATGAAAGGTTTCAAAGGGACTGCATTTCAAGAGGAATAGACAAATTGAATCTCACTGGTGAAGATATTATTACTATAACGGATTTAGATGAAATACCCAATCCGAATATACTAACACAAATTAAAAATAATATTATCATCGTTGGTATTAATATAATTGAACTAGATTTTTACTATTATAATTTAAATTCCAAGATGGATCACAAATGGTATCATTCCAAGATACTAACATTTGAAAAATATAAAGAACTCAATACTGGCTGCGATAATATCCGTTTTTTATACTGTCCGATTATTAACAATGCGGGGTGGCATTTAAGTTACTTTGGTAATGAGAAATTTATCAAAAATAAACTTGAAAACTTTACTCATCAAGAGTACAATATGACAGAATTTACTGATGAAAAACGAATAGAAGAGCGAATAAAAAATGGAAAGGATTTATTTGATAGACCTAATTCAATTATTCACATTAATATTGAAGACAATAATAATTTACCACCCGATTATGATATTTATTTAAAAAACTATTACAATATTTGCTATGAGGATGAAAAAGTCGAATGAGATTAAATTTGAATAAAAAGGAAATGGATTTGAACAAGTTTAACAACGGCGGTGGCATTTTTATACAAATTGGTGCTGGTGCAGGGGATTTAGATGAGAGAGCAAATTGTAGAGATGGATTTACTGAATTAGTCAAAAAATTACCTAGACAAAGTATAAAAAAAATTATTTTAGTTGAACCTAATCCATTAAATATTCCTTTATTGAAAGAGTGTTGGAAAGATTATCCTGAATCTATTATATATGAAATAGGAATTGTTCCAAAAAATTATCAAAATAATACTATAGATTTGTATTATTGTCCGTTAGATGCCCCTCATTATCAAGTGGCATCAATAAATAAAAGCCATGTACAAAAACATTATGGTGATAATTGTGAAATAGAAAAATTTATTATTCCTGTTAAACAACTAGAAAATTTTATTAACGAAATTACTACAGAAGAAATTGACCTATTAGCATTAGATATAGAAGGAATTGATGCTGAAATATTATTAGACATTAATTTCAATAATTTAAAATTAAAATATTTATCATTTGAGCATTTACATTTAGGGGAATATAAAGAGAATGTATTGAATCATTTAAAAAATAATAATTATGAGTTTGTAGGGTCAGGCGTAGACCATAATGGATATGACTATTTATATATTAATGGACATTATAACAAGTTATGAAATGATAAAAAGTGTAAAGTATTAAACTTACATTCAAAATATTACATCAAATCATGTAAATAGTTATTTATGAAAAATATTTAGAGAGACATTCATAAATAACTATATAATACAAACAAACAATACAACGATGCAGATTTTTGTAAAGACTCTTACTGGAAAAACAATTACTCTAGAAGTAGAGTCGAACGATACGATAGCTTCATTGAAAACGAAAATTCAAGACAAGGAGGGCATTCCGCCTGACCAACAGCGCTTAATCTACAGCGGCAAACAGCTGGAAGATGAGCGAACGTTGGCCGACTACAACGTGCAAAAGGAAAGCACTTTGCATCTTGTGCTTCGGCTTCGTGGGGGTCTTTTGTAAAGTGTAATAAATTATATATTCAAAGATACTTAAAGATGTCTCGCTAATAATGTTAAGAAAGGCAATTAAGCAATTCAACAAGCATACAAAATGGCAGCAGCGAGTGGACAAAAGATGGCGGGATGTGTAAAGTGGTTTAATATGAAGACTGGTTTTGGGTTTCTGACCGTAGTTCGCGGTGGTGGTACTGGCGAGCTAAAGGTTGGAAGCGAGGTTTTCGTGCATCATTCAAATGTCAAAGTTCAGGAGGAGCAGTACAGGTTCTTGGTTCAAGGTGAGTACGTGGAGTTTGATGTGTCGAATGTTGCAAACGGCCAGCATTCTTGCCAGGCGACGAATGTGACGGGCATGTTTGGCGGCAAGTTGATGTGCGAGACGCGCAATGATGCACGCCAGTCTTCTTCGTCGCAACAACCTGGCGGTCGTGGCGATGATGAAGAGGATGACGATGCCGGTGATGGCGACGCATATGTGCCGGTTTTGAGGAGGACGGCAAGTTCGGCAGCGCCATCATCATCCTCTTCATCATCATTCAAGACGCGTGGTGGCGCCAGTGGTGGTCGTGGTGATGATGCACCTCGCACTCGTGGTCGCGGTGGTGGTCGCAGTTGAATCTTCTTGGAAAAAAATGAATAAAATAAATATGAAATAAAATAAAATAATGATTTAGAATTTAAATTATTATTTATATTAAATATATTCAAATACTTATTTACAAGATGGATAATAATAGTGTTGAAATGGAAGTGATGGAATCTGACTGTGAGGAGACGAGGTTGGTAAAGCTGAAGGAGGATATTTTATCGGTGATGGCATGTGTGTTAAATTATCTGAGTGTTTCATCATATGAACATTACTACACGCTACATCATCAAGAGTGTCGAAAGAATATGAATTATACTTATGAGAAAGGAACAAAAACAAAGAGTGCGATAACGCTTGAAAGCTGCAAACATTTTTACGAGTGTTTGAAATGGCTGGAGAGCGTAACAGAGACGGATGACCCTGATTATTACGAATTTAGAAGGAAGTTGAGACGGTTTGTAATATCGTTGGCATCGATTAGAACATCATCATAAAATTGTTAACTTTATTTGATACTTTTCTAGATTTTATTTATTTGCTTTTACTTTTTTATTTGCTAGCAAGAATGCTCTTTTATTGTGACTGCATCCATTTTTTAAAATGTCGTAATCAACGACGGATGCATTTCCACCAGTAATGGAGCTTGCTAAACGAGCCAAACCCCAAGATTGCGGTGTTTGGTTGGGTCGTGAACCGGAGGAGTAGTATGCACCTTCGCCTTTACGCACGATTTTTTTCAATGCGCTTAAAGAACATCCAGTTTTACGTGCTAGTTCATTGCTTGGAGTAACGTTGTCAATATTGTAAATTCGTTTGGCATTTTCTATATGAGACGAATTTTTACTTTTGAAAGAGGGAACATTTTTCCGCGTGTAATATTTATTGCTCTTATATAATTTCCGCGATTTAAGCAACATTCCAAGTTGGCGCTTTTTGTCCTTGCTTGATAGCTGTTTTGGAATGTAGCGTGCAGGAAGAGATGTGCGACTATATTTTTTTGTTTTTCGAAGGCGCATTTTACGCAAATGTTTTCGTATAATAATTGTATTGTATAATTGTATAATTAATGAATATTATTATTTTCAATATGAATAATAATAATAATAGTTTTTTTAGAACCACCACCCACCTGGCCGGCCTCCGCCGACGCATCCATCACAATCTGAAGAAAACCAACAGTCAGTTGCCCTCCATCCCGGGTATTGACACCCCCATCCGTTGCCAGTATTAATGCATCCATTTCTACAGTTGTAATTCACACCACCACCATAACCATAACTATAGGGGTTTAAATATATGGGTTGCATGTATTGTCTTCCCCACCATCCGCCGCCACCTCCATAACCGTGCCGACTTCCACTACCATGAGGATGTCCTCGCCCTCCATGACCTTGATGAGACTCAATGATGGTGGAATTTTGTTTACAAAATGAAAATAAAACAAATACAAATATTGACACAATAATGGCTAAAATAACATAAAATATTTTTGACATTGTATTATATTATTTATATATAAAAAATAATATAGCACAATGGTAATAATGGTCATGGTCACATTTATAGTGACTCGTTGTTGAAGAAAATTTGTCGAAATTGTGTCATTTCTTTATCTGTAAATACGCTTGTCAAGAAATCATTTGGCGTTTTAGTTTCTTTTAAAAGGTTGGAAATCATAAAAAGCGAATAAATTCCGCACTCCGTGTTGCTTTTTTGGTGTTGTTTATCGTTTACAATATATTTAAAGTTTATTCCGATTTCTTTTCCCTGTTTCATTATTTTCTTGGCAAATTTATTTATTTCTTTGGATGGTGGGTCACCGGTGCTGTCGAAGAAGAAAATGAATTGTTGTTTAATGTTGATGAAGAGAGATATCCAGTGAGAGCCGGATAAATAGTGGGGGTCGGTATTAAAAATAATTCCAATTTTATTTTTATTGTTGGCTGGATTCAAGTAAGTTTTTATGTCAAAGTTGCATAATTCTTCGTATACGCATGATGGGTCACCCTTTGGAGTTTTGTCGAAATCAATGGGTGACGGACCAATAAATTCAAAAAAAGGAAATGCGTCTTCGTATTGTTTCATAACTTTTGTAATATCAACACTGGACAGCCATTCGTGTGGGTTTTTATTCCACGTTTTTGGGCTTTCAGGTGCAAAATAGTTGAATAAATCCTTTGTTGCAGATGCCCCTTCGTTGAACAATTGTCGCATCCAGCACGACTCCTTGTTGCACACGCTTCCAAATCCTATTTTTAGCGAGTCCCATATTTCTTTCACGTCATTGCTATTTATTAATGCGTCTGGATGACGCGAATTCCAACTGTCTCTAAGTTTTATAATAGCATTTGTGGTGTAACATGTGAAATCTTTTTCTTGGGTTGGGGCACATGAAAGTTTTTTGAAAGTTTTATCTAAATTATTTTCATTTTCTTGCGTAGGTTTTTTTCGAATGCTTTTATTTTTTTTATGTTTTAGGTTAGGAGGCATTTATATTTAATTTATAGTTATAATACTTTGTTATTTTAATTTTTAGTTTCTTCTGATTTAATTTCATTAGTTGTGGTGGACGGTGGTTTATCTTTTTTATTTTTTTGTTTTTTCAGTCCTTTATATTTGAATGACGGGTCTTTGGGATTGAATTTGAATTGTTGCGGGAAAACAACTGGTTCTTTTTTCTGAGATGATGATTTTTTTATAACATAAGTATCAAGTGTTAGTTTTTTTACTTCTTTTGGTTTGAAACAAAGTTCGTTTGCTTTATTTAATTCGAATGCATTGAGCGCGTCGAGATTATTGTTACTACATATACAGTACTGTTCCTGTACGATTTGTTCGCCCGCTGCAATTCCCATGCACACGTAACATTTTTGAATAGTGTCACTTTGGTCTTCAAATTTTAAATGGGAAATGCACGCCTTCATGTACATGTTGAATGCACCATTCAATGTAACATCAATATCTTTCATTTCGTCTTTAAAAAGGTCTTTTGTGATTGAAATTATTCTTTTTCGATAAAATTTTAAATCTCTCTTGAACACCGTATTGTAATCTATATTATTTTTACGAAGGTATTTTTCATACTGTGCGACATTTACCATATATTCTAGAGTTGCGTCATCGACGGAATTCAAAGAAATGTCCATTAGTGGAATGTAATGTAATGTATAACTTATATAATATGTGTTTATATATTATATAAGTTATATAACTAATTATGGTTATATTTTATTTTGATTTTACAAATAAGTTACAAATTTTTAACATCAGTTCGAGTTGAATTATTGAAAAACTTATTTGCGATGTTGTGTTCGTTTGGATTATGAGGACAAAACTGCTGACGATTGAAAAGGTCAGGGTACGGCTGTTTCACATAATTTTCTGGAACGTGTACATTGTAGAGGTCGCTTTTTGAAGACGGAACATATTCGGCTTGTTCGCAATTTTGAAGTGCAAAGAATTGATTTCTGAGTGAAGATTCCGTGTTGATGTTTGAAGAAAAACCGGACCACGGTGCTTGCGCATTTCCTGGATTGAATGTGTTCTCTGGACTGAACTGCGGGTATTCACCCATGGCGACAGTGGGAGTCGCGCGTTGGTCTAAAATTGGCATGATTGAATATTTGCTCAGAACCGGTCGCATGCTGTATTGTGGCTGCAGCGGCGCAGATGGCACATTGCGAACGGTGATTCGGTCATTTAGTTCTCTAGACCTTTCTTGATTGCATAAATATAATTTGTTTACAACGCCGAACATTATATAATTGTGATATACGTGTGTATTTGTATTTATATATGTATAAGAAAATATTTATTATTTATTATTAATAAATATATTTTTCAATAATTTTTGAAAACTTAAAAAATAAATTGAAAAAATAAACATGTATACACACATTTACAGATACCATCGCGCAACATCACGCACACATCGAATAAATGTTCAACACTCGCGGCGGCACCATTATTACTAAATCGGCAACGGCTGTTATCGCTGCAGGAAAAAAATTCTGCAGCAGCTATAGCTTACATAACCCAAATGACATGGCAAACATTGCAAATGCCAGGCGAAGTATGGATGACTATATGAGACGAATTCAAAAAATAGAAGAAGATTCCTCTTCGGGAAATTTCAAATGCGAAATTACAAGGAAAAATAAAAGGGCAGGTCAAGTAGACTGCAACTGCGAACTAGTGTGCATGGCAAAGGTTTCAGAAACAATGCTGATTCACGAACAAGCAAAAAAGTAAAATACAAATATACACGCGTGTTTGAATGTGTTTAATGTTTGTGAATATTAATTTGTTAAACCAACATAGATATAACTTGTAATATATAGTTATGATTCGACGATTTAACAAGAAACCATAACAATTTGTAAAAAATGTGCGGAATTTATTACTATGAGAACCGGTTGACAAGGTATATGGAAATGAAAAAACTTAAATCGATGCAAAATTCGTTTTACAAGACGAGTCATCGTGGACCTGATAACTCTATTTTTTTGAATGAAAAAACGAAGAATAATTCACACAGGTGTTTTGGATTTCATCGTTTGGCAATTAATGGTTTAAGCAGTGCTGGAAATCAGCCATTAAAGTTGAAAAAATGTACGCTAGTGTGCAATGGCGAGATTTACAATTATAAACAACTTATTGAAGAATTCGGGTTGAAAGATGAATACAGTGTGGGCGGGTCAGATTGTGAGATTGTTATTCATTTGTTTCGGAAAATCGGAATGGAAGAAACATTGAAACGACTTGACGGGGTGTTTGCGCTGGTTTTAGTGGACCATGATAATGAAAAGTTGTACATTGGCAGAGACCCATTTGGAATTCGGTCTTTATTTTATGGGTCAACACAGGGATTCGCGGCAGATATTACGGTGTCGAGTGAAATAAAATCAATGGAGAATTGTTTGGGAACATACGTTAAACAATTTCCGTCGGGATGTTGGGGCGAATACGAACTGGGACATTTATCTATTCGACCTTATTATAGCGCGCTAACAGTTCGCACCATGTGTGATGTTGATTTGGAGCACTATTCTCCATACGACTACGTGTTTAAAACAGTGCAAGATACCGAAGCAAACATTTGCGCAAATATCAAAACATTGTTGGAATTGGCGGTGAAAAAACGACTAATGTCGGAGCGCGCCGTCGGGTCGCTGCTTTCTGGCGGTTTGGACAGCACTTTGGTAACGGCAATTCTGTGTAAAAATATGGACCCGTCAAAATTGAACACGTACAGCATTGGACTGAGCGGTTCGGTGGATTTAAAGTGGGCAAAGCACGCGGCGAAATTTTTGGGAACGCGCCATCATGAAGTGTGTTTGACCGAACGCGAATTTCTGGATGCAATTGAAGACACAATCTATCAAATTGAAAGCTACGATACGACTTCGGTTCGCGCATCTCTGCCGAATTTTTTGATTAGCAAATACATATCGCGAATGTCAAATGATGTCGTCATATTTTGTGGTGACATGTCGGATGAAATGTTTGGGTCGTATCGCGGGTTTACAAAAGCGACGACAGATGAAGAGTTTAAAATGGAGAATGAGCGAATGATTCGAGACGTGCGTTATTTCGATTTGTTGCGTTCAGACAAGACGATTTCTGGAGCCGGATTGGAAGCCCGCGTTCCCTTTGCAGATAAGGCGCTCCTGAAATATGTGATGGAAATTCCGCCGCGTTATAAGCGGTTCAATGATGAAAAAATTGAGAAATACTTGCTAAGAAAAGCATTTTCCGAATGTGGATATTTGCCGGATGACCTGCTTTGGAGACGAAAAGAAGCATTTAGCGATGGTGTGTCGGGGAGCACAGGAAGAACGTGGGTTCAGATGATAAAAGAATATGTTGACACAAAAGTGTCGGATGTGGAATATGACGCATATGTGAAAACCATTATCAGTTTGAAAAACTCTGTACAAAATGAGCTGAATCTGCCGTATGATAAAGAGAGCTACTATTATCGAAAAGTATTTGAGAACTTTTTCCCGGACAAGAGTGACAATGCAATTCCGTATTACTGGCGTCATCCTTTCTGTTCAAACTTGGACCCGTCTGCAAGGCTGTTGGAGTTTTACAAACATTGAACCACAACACCACACCACATTGAATCACATATGCATAAAATAAAAACTAATATTAATAAATATAATTAACTTAAATGTATTTTTTACTGTTAATTATATTTAAATGGTAAATAGTAATAATAACGTCACATTTGTAACAGCATATTTAAAAACTTATGAATCTGATTATCATGAAACCAAATCATTTGAAAAAAGATTGGAATTTTTTATGAAAATAGTTGAACTAAATGTAAATATATGTTTGTTTATTAGCCCAGAATATAAAGATGCAATTGATTTGATTTCTAACAAACATAAAAATGTAATTGTAATTGAAGTTCTCTCCATCGAAGACTTGGAAATTACAAAAATTGTAAAAAAAAACTCTTATTTATTGAATCTGCCAGATAGAAGAAACTGTGTAAAAGATTCACCCAACTATATGTGTCTTATTAACTCAAAAATTGAATTTATTAAAAAAACAATCAACGTCAATCCATTCAACAATGAATATTTTTGTTGGTTTGATTTTAGTTTACCATATGTATTCAAGAATATTGACAATTGTTTGACTAAACTAAAAAAGTATTCTGAATCTAATTTTATTTCTCAGCCATTTATTGCAAATTCAGGATGTTGGAACAAATGTACCAATGTGGAAGTTTTAAAAAATGATGTTTATTGGAGATTTTGTGGAGGTTTTTTTATTGGAGACAAGAATAGTTTGTTATCGTTTTATGATGTTAATATAACTCGTTTTGAAGAATTTTTAAATTTAACCAAAAAACTTGTTTGGGAAGTAAATTATTGGGCATGGCTTGAATTCATGGAATATACGTCATTTATGTGGTACCTTGCAGACCATAATGACACCATTATTAATATTCCAACACATGTTATACAAAATAATAAATACCTAAGTTTTTCAATCAACAATCATAACTCGTATATGTTTTAGCATTATCACTGAATCCGTCTCTCTGTTTTCCTAATCTATTTCTAAAACAATACCAAGTATCTAGAGTCTGCAGTTTTTTCCATATTTGGTCATTTGCATAAATCCAATGGATTCCAGTTGACTCTAACAAAGGTATAGCTTCTTCATATAAATTTATTAAAGTATCATAATATTTTTCATTCACTAAGTATCCAGATGCTGTTTGTCCTTCTAATACTCGTAGTAGAAATGAATATTCACATGGTTCAGTTTTTTGAAGATTATATGAAAACATACATACATCAAATTTGTTTACATTTTCAAAAAATAATGTTAAATTAGATTCAAATTCGTCTTTTGATATAACAAAATAAAAATCATCTTCTAAAATTAAAATATTTTTGTATTTTCTTTCTTTGGCCAATTTCAACACACTTAAATGAGATTTCCCACATCCTACAATTCCACTCGAATGATATATTGCCGAAAATCTCTCTGCCTTTTCATACAAATTATAACTTTTCAATTCATTGTTTATTTCTTCTAATCTATCCCTTCTTTTATCCAAGTTAATATAAATAATTTTATCTATATTTTCACTCATATTAATAATTATTTCACAATATTTTTACACCTTTTTACATTATAACGTATATTTTTATATAGTATTTATAATTTAATATTAATTATGTTTTTGAACTTTGAATTTATATTATTCTATAAATGTATTTATAAAGTAGTTGTTATGTTAATGTAACAAATAAACGATAAAAACTCAAAATATGAATTCAAATAATCGCAACTACTTGGTAAACATAGATTCAGAAAAAGAGCCATTATTACCACCAGAATATGACAAGATAGACACCACTGAACATGTTTTGTCTGAGATTGAGATTGTCGACACAATAATAAAAGCATCACATGATATATCGTTGCGTTATATAAAAAGAGAAGAATTAATAAAGATTATTTCAAAACTTCACAATCATCAACAACACGCGTTTTCGTCGAATGATTTTATCATTTTGAAAAAATACGAAGATTATAGTGAAAATGATGAAAACAATGAAAACAATAAAAATGAAGAAAGAAAATCAAATCACGAATGTAAATATGACTACGGCGTATTCAAACACAAGCACATGGATTTAATTTTTAGAATCGATAGTGTGGATGGTCAGGTGGAGTATGAAGACAAAATTGCGCGAATACTTTTGAATAAATACAATAATTATAAGGATGTTGTGCAAATGGGAATCTTGTTGCCCATGTATGTTCACATTCAAAATTCATCAAAATCACAATCATCCCAACCACAATCACAATATTTTCCTCTATACTACAGTGTACAGCCATACATTAATGGAATTACGCTAGACTGCTGGATGGAATTAAATAAGCGAAAAAGCAACATTGTTGAAATGGTTTATGATTTGTTTATACAATTGTGTGCAATAATAAAAGAGTTGCACGAGCTAGATTGCGTTCACGGCGACTTGAAACCGAGTAATATAATGATAATGACGAAGCATTCACAAAATTGTGTTTTTTTAATCGACTTTGGGTTATCTGGAATACACTTGAAAACAAAGCACGCAAGCGGCGGAACGTTACCTTATTGCGCACCGGAAACCGAAAATACGTGCGCACTTAACGTGCACAACAGGCGTAATAAAAATAATGCAGTTTTCAACTCGAAAGAATATAAATACAATTGGACTGTTCATAACAAATCACATGACATTTGGTCAATCGGAATCATTTTCATGTCAATATATGTATTCAATAAAACATACCATTATTATAAAGATTATCCTTATGACTTTTTCAATAATTCGGGTTACATTCCTCTAAAATATTTTCAATTGATAAAACACGAATACATTCGAGAAGTTTTAAATAAACACGTCCTTGTTGAACCGGCGCGCCGATGTGATATTCATAAATTAAGCGAACTGCTTTCAAACCTTGCATTCATGTAGATTATTCTGTTAAAGAAAGCGTGATTGCATTTTCATGCTGGTTACTGTTTACCGCCGGCCCAGAAACATCTTCATTGTCGTATGCATTGGCGTGCGCGTCGGCTTCTGCATGTGTTGTTGGCGGCGTCGTATCGGGTAAAATTGATGTTGCTTCCAAGGATGAGTGTGCATTGGTGTCAGCAACAGGTGTAGGTGTGTCTTTTATTTCTTTTATTCTTGAGCCACTGTTGTTATTGTTGCTAGATTTTGGCATATATTTTTTTGATGCATCAGTTTCGGTTAAACTCTTGGAAAAACGGACCTTTTTTACAATTTCTCTCTTTGTATTCTGGCGCTGAAGCGTTTTCATGCAGAGTTTTGGAAGTATGGCAACCGTGTTCATGTATGTGCGATATTTAAACACGCAAACAGACGTTAGCGGTTCCATAAATTTAACACTGTACCACCAGTATGCAGGAATATAAATAATTTTACCCGGAGTCAATTCGATTTCAAGCGTTTTTATTTTATCAAAGTCTGCTTTGTACTGCCGCTGTATTTCCCATGGATTCAAAGGCGACCTAAATTCGAAATTTTCATAATCTTCTGTCGGGTACAAGTAACGAGCTGACTTGGGAGGAATTAATTTAATTTTAACTTTTCCATGTGTTACCAAATAGAAATTTCTATAATTTACATTGTATTGCAGAGGGGTTTCTGTGTTGTGTGATGCAGATACCAGGTCATAAAAACAGTTTGACACCATGGGCGGACGTAAAAAGGCATCATTATACTTGAAATTCTTGACTAAACCAGTTTCTTCTAAAAAATCATTATTTTTCTCAATTATGTATTTAGAGTCTTTATCACTGTTGAATAGTGATAACGCAACCTTCAATGTGATTGGAATGTGCAAATCGGTGTTTTCATCCAGCTCTTTAACATTTCGCAATTTCACATCAAATGCGCTGTAATGTTCTGCAACCGTGTTAATTTTGCAACTTTCGAGCAAGGAATCATTTTGGTAGTCAAATATTACAGGCTGTCTTAAGTCGCATATTTCTTCCAGTTTGTCCTTTGAAGGCTGTTCTATTTCATATACTTCTAAATCATTTGATGTTTTCAATTGGAAATAAATATGTAAATATAAAAAAAGAACGATGCAAAAGATAAGTATGGCAATAAATTGTTGCATTTTTAATGTTATTTATTTATTTGTGTTTTGTAACCTATTATTAAAAAATACAAATAATATGAAGTTTTTACTCATATTTTAATATATTTATAAAGTCTAAATAAGGTAAATAAGGCATTTTATTTAGGTTTGATATGGAAAATAGTGATAATGATGATAATGATAAAAAATATTACGTGTATATTTTAGAATCTAGCGATAAAGCATCAACGTATGTTGGCGCAACCATAAATTTGGACCACCGATTGAGACAGCACAATAAAGAGTTGGTGGGAGGTGCGCACGCAACAAGCATTAAAGTGGCACAGGGACATAATTGGCGGCGCGTGTGTCACGTGTCAGGATTTCCGGATTGGTCGGCTGCTCTTCAATTTGAATGGCGTCTCAAACAACTGTCTCGAAAACTTTTTCAAACAAAAAATGCAAAATCTGATTTAGGTTCATGTTTACATTTAAAACCAATTGATCGACGAATTCAGGCACTGCATCAACTATTGGCGTTGGAACGTCCAACTAGTAAAGCGAAAGCGTATGTAGAATGGAATACCCCTCCTGAAATTGTGTGGGAAAATGTCTAGAATTTTTTACACTTCTCATTTAAATTATTTATGGGCGGTTCAATGATATTTACAAATAATGAATTAAATTATTACATAATATAATAAATAAAACAACTGTAAAATTATATAAATATAAATATAATAATAATATTAAATATATACATAAATTTAAATTTAATACTTTCAAAACTACGACCAATTTATAAATCAAATGTCAACGACAACTCAAGCGACAATAAAGTGGTTACCTGCATATGCAACGTTAACTTACCCAATTATTTCATATGAATTACAGCAGAATTCGTGTGACTACGACATGTGTTCAAACACATGGACTGCGTGTCTTGATTACAATGGATCTCCCTATGCTTCTGCGAATATTTCACCGCTTGTAACATCTTTTACTGCATACGGTCTTGCACCCATTACACAATATTTTTTCAGGGTTCGTGCAAAAACTAGCGCGGGAGACGGTCCGTGGTCGGCAATCAAATCATCTACAGTTTGGGGGCAAACGGGACCAACTGGTCCGCATGGCGGTCCCACGGGTCCAATTGGACAAACAGGACAAACAGGACATACCGGTCCCAGAGGACCCACCGGTGCAACAGGACATACTGGCGCTGCAAGCACTGCTCCAAGTAAGGTTCCAGGACCCACCGGTGCAACAGGCGCTTCAAGCACTGTTACAGGACCCACCGGTTCAACTGGTATCGGAGAAAGAGGAAAACTCGGACCCACTGGTCCAACTGGACAAGGTGGAAAAGGTGGTTCGACTGGTTCGACTGGTTCGACTGGACATACTGGACCAACTGGACATACTGGTTCTGCTGGAGTCAATGGTGTAACTGGACCCACTGGCATTACTGGACCCACTGGCATCACTGGACCATCTGGACAAAATGGCTCCATATATCAAGCAGGCGCATATATTTCTTCTGGTTATGACATCACAAATGTTAACACTTGTTGTCTTATATTTGATATTGTTTCAGCGATTAATCCCACCTCACCCCCTCCTTATTTATTAAGCAGTACTTGTTATTCTTTCAGTCCAGGTGATACTATAACTGTAAGTCAGGCAACATCATCTGCATTCCCCAACGACCTTTCGGCAAGTCCTAACAATTATTTTGTGGCAACAGTAACTAATTACGTGTGTTCTACGTGTTCACCATCATGCACTATAAATCAAATAACACTGGATTCAACAGGTGTGTTTCAGGGTACTGGTACATATACTAATTTTGTTATTAACTTGTCGGGAAGTATAGGTCCAACAGGTCTAACCGGTTCAACTGGTTCAACTGGACCAACTGGTTCAACTGGTTCAACTGGACATACTGGACATACTGGTTTAGCCGGACTCAATGGAGTAACTGGTTCAACTGGTTCAACTGGTCCAACTGGTCACACTGGTCACACTGGTCACACCGGACACACTGGTCACACTGGTCACACCGGACCCACTGGACCCACTGGGTCTACCTATGAATCACTAGTATCTGTCATACCCCATTATGATATAACTAGTTTGAGTCAAATAATTTTAATTACTACTACACCAAACCTTGCTTACAAAGGTGGTGAATATGTAACCGTATGTGAAAATAATAGTGGAAGTCCAAACTACAATAATCTTTTTGTTGCACAGGTAGTCGCATACTATGATGATCCTGTAAATGCTATTACATTGCAACCAGTAGCATATAAAGGTTCTGGTTCTTTTTATAATTTTTTCCTGAATTTGTCAGGCGCGTTAGGTCCAACTGGTCCGACTGGTATCACTGGAGCTGCAAGTACTGTTGCAGGACCACAAGGAGCACAAGGAGCACAAGGCGCCCCAGGACTACAAGGAGCACAAGGCATTCCAGGACCACAAGGAGCACAAGGAGCACAAGGAGCACAAGGAGCACAAGGACCTGTTGGACCAGGTGTATTCCAACAAGTACATATATCAGATCAACTATATATATATAATCAGATTCAAAATACAACCCAAAGTAGTGGTACGATTCTAGATTCGACTACTGGTGGCTCAATTTCTTTGCAAGTAGGATATTGGTTGGTTACCGGTCAAGTCAATTTTATAATACCGACAAGTTATATTCCGCTGAATAGTGGACTTGCTTCTATTATATTTAATTTGTCGTCTCCTCCAGGAACACTACAAACACATGTGGCAGGTTTTGTAAATTATGATTATAATATGGCTGTCCAAAATTCATATGCAACTATAAGCCAAATAGTTTACCTACCTAGAGTATCAAATAGCCAATTTTTTTCGATTTTTACAGGAGACTATCATGCTGGAGGTGTTACTTATAATATAGTCATGGATTGTCAATTTTGTTTTCTTGGTGGTCAGTAATTTTGATAATAATATTTAATTTAAACATTAAATTGTTAAATATTATTAAATAGGTAAAGAAGTCATGTAAAACTTTTATATTACTTACCTAAAAATTGTGCCTCCCTCTGTCCCGTCTTTCAAAACTTTCAAATAAGATTTGAGTTCGCGCGTAGAAAGACGACAGTTATCATACCCGAAAAGTTCTGAGCGGAATTTAGATCGGCAGTTATGAATGCTATGAAAATTTGGAATCGCGTTGGGTGTTGAAATAATATGAAGCACATTGCGAGAAATGGAATACATCGTAATACTCAAATCATGTCGCCATGCGTACGTGGATTTTCGCAAATAAAATGTTAGAGAAGTGCGCGATTTAAACTTCATGTGAATGTCGGGATGAAATGTTTTTGATTCGCCCCTGCGCCTGCGCGTTCCATTCAAAACGTAAGATTTGGTAGTCGCATCATAAAAAATGTATACTCGCCAATCGGTATTTGTGTATTGAGACTGAGACCATGGAGCAGGTGGAACAAACTCCTCAATAAATAAAACGGGCATTGCGGGCATTGGCGGTTCAACTCCACGAGGATACAGGTATTTATTTGCATTTTTGTCAGAATTTACAACACCAAACCAAGTGTCGCAGGCTTGCTTTACTTGGGTCTCCACCTCTTTTACTTCCGCCAGTGCCTTTTCTTCTGCAAGCGCCTTTTGCGATTGTGCCTGTATCGATTGTGCTAGCGCATAATTCTTCTCGTATAACTCCTCATCAAAATAAAACTGAGCGTCATATTTAATATTATTATATGATTGTTGCTTCGCGTATGCGTGAACAACATTGTCCGAAACTTCTGTATCTTGTGCATCTTCTTGTTGAATATTTGAAATGATTACTTCCTCGTCATTACTGTTGTTACAGTAATTGTATTCAGTTTCAATCGTCGGATTTTTCATAGTCATGTAAATGTATAATATAATTAATATATTTATATATAATAAATAAAACTCTCTCTAAATAATTATTATTATTATTATATTATTATTTATTTTATGAATTTATCATTTGAACTGAACAATAAATTCATAAAATAAAAATTGATTAAATAGTATTAAATAATATACTTAGAAGCATTGGTTTGTAATTAAGTAATCCAACTTTATCTTTGTTTATTCCTTTGAATGAAAATCGAACGACAGTTGAAACAAACGACAACAATAGTTCCAAAAATCGCAACATCTAATAATATGAGCGACATTGACAATGATTGGAATGATTTTTTAATGGTTCGAGGTTGCAACTGGGAATCATCAACAGAAGATGATGTCAATAAATGTAGTAAGAAGAAAAAAAATAGTGGAAATAATGGAAGTAATTGTAATGATAAAAACTACAACAAAAAACATAATAATGCAAATAACCGAATTAATGGGAATGGAGGAAATGGAAGCGGAGATTCAGAATCAGATGAGGCGCAAGAGCTATTTGAAGGGCAACAGCAGAAACTCGTGAACTCCGATGATGATGCGAATGATTCAAATAAACAAATTCCGGTGTGTTCTCCGATATACATTTCAACCAAAACAAAAATATCATATTTGAATACTGAAATCGACATAAAAAAAGTATTTTGGGATATTCCGGTAATGCCGTATTCAAGCCAGACAAAAGGAATTGTTAAAAAACAGATTAAATTTTCATCCATAACAAAAGAGGAACTTGCTGAAATTGAAGCACACGTTCAAACCGAGGTTGAAAAAAAAACGGGGTTTGTCGAAACACAAATTATTGAACACATTGACAATCCTGATGGAAGAATAAAATTCAAAGACCAACGTAAAATAAATGTCGGTCTTTGTAAAAAAGATATATTGAATTGCAGGTGCAAGAAGAAGCGCGCATTTTTCAACTGTTTTGTTCTTATAGTAAGAGTTGAAGATGAAATGTCGCCACCAGGTGCACGCACGTTTAAAGAAATGCACATCAAAGTTTTCAATACGGGAAAATTGGAAGTTCCGGGAATACAAAATGATGCATCGCTTCAAAATGTAATTGACATTCTAATAAATATATTAAAACATATAATTGGCGAACACGTTGATTATCAAAGAAATAAATGTGAAACCGTGTTGATTAATTCCAACTTCAATTGCGGTTATTACATTGACCGAGATAAATTATATGACATACTTAAATATAAATATAGAATAAATAGCAACTATGACTCTTGCTCTTATCCGGGAATTCAGTGTAAATTCTTCTATTGCATTGATTCTGTTGATTGCTTCAATTACATTCAAACAGGACAACAGCCAACTCCAACTATAATCACAACCAAATCAGAACATGTTGATTCAAAAAAATACATTGAAATATCATTCATGGTATTTCGAACCGGAAGTGTTCTCATTGTTGGGAAA